GATGCCGCCGGCATGCGTGATATGCTTCGCCGCCCCGATCGATTGATCGGTTGCGCCACCCTAGCTCAGTGGTAGAGCAGTGCTTTCGTAAAGCACAGGTCGCCGGTTCGAATCCGGTGGGTGGCTTCGACAAGACAGAGACTTACGACCGGGACGGCAATGCAGCTGGATGCGTTTCGGTCCAAGTTTCGGTCCATTCAATCAACTCGCTCCGGCGCTGATCGGGCGCTGATCGGGCGCTAATCGGTCCCAAGCGTCTTCCGTGCTCGGCACGATGGGACGCATGACCGAGACACCTTCACTTTGCGACGCGCGGACTCTGGGCCACGCTCTACGTGTCCCCGCTTCATGGCTTCGTGCGGAAGCTGAGGCTGGCCGCATTCCGCACCTGCGCGCTGGCCGCACCATGCTCTTTGCTCGCGAGATCGTCGAGACGCTGCTACTCGAGCGCGCTTCTGAATTCCCTCGCGATCCAAAGGCAGCGCGCCATGACTGACGCGACGGTGGTCGCACCACCCTATCCCAGGCGCTTCGCGACGCGACGCGCGAGCCGAGCGCTCTTCTCCGCGTAGATCTGGGCCGCTTTCACCGTCGTGTGGCCAAGGACGGCTTGAGCGCCCTCGAGGCCGAACTTCTCGCGAGCGCGCGTGCCCGCGCTGTGCCGCAGCTGATGGGGTGACCACCAGTGCGACTCGTCAAGACCGGACGCGGCGCACGCGTAGTAGACGGCGTCGCGATAGGTGTCGGGCGTGTAGGCCTCGTTGACCGCGCGCCCCTTGCGCTGCCGGGCGAGGTAGCTCGGCCAGGTGCGGTAGTCGCCAGCCTTGCCGGCGGCGTCGTACGCGTTGCGGCGACCGTCGAGTCTCTGGTTGATCGCCTCGTCGGGTCGGAAGCACGGCTTCGCCAGCTCGCGGTTGAGCAACGGCTCAAGCCAACGCTGCGCCTCCGGTCCGATGAGGATGAGTCGCTCGCGTGTGCCGTCATCGTGATGCTCGGTCTTGTGCGAAGTGCGGTAGATCCAGAGATCCGGGCGCCGCTCGATGTCGCACGGTCGCATTCGGCAAAGCTCGCTCGAGCGCATGCCGGTGTGCCACTGAATCCAGACCATCGCGCGAAGCGTCGGTGGCATCTTCTCTGCAGCTGCAGCCACCCAGGCCTCAGGCACGCAGTGCACCTTGCGGGGGGCGCGAGCGGTGCAGCGACCGACGCGAAGCGGCTCGATGGCACCGAGGCCTGCGAGCACGCTCGCGGGCACGAGTTGGTGAGACGCGAGCCATCGCCACACCTGCCTGATCTTGTGCATGCGATCGTTGATCGTCGTCACCGAGTAGTGGCCGGCAGGCTCGAGCATCTGATCGCGCACTTGCCGAAGCATGAGCGGCGAGAAGGCTTCTGCAGGTGTTGCACCGAACAGCTGGAGCACCGGCTCCATCGCGTATCCGATCGACTCGGCGCCGCGAGTCGCGGTTCCGTCCTTGCGACGGTAGTACGCGTCGGCGTGCTCCTTGAACAGCACCCACGCCTCGTTGATGCTCAGCGGTCCTGGAAGGCCGGGATTGCGCACCCTCGGGTCACGCTGCCATTCACACACCCACTCGAGGTATCGCGCGTGCGCCTCGCGCCTGTTCCTTCCGAAGGTGCGCTGCGGCCGCTGTGAACCGACGCGCCACCGCACGAAGTAGTAGCCGTCGGCATCTCGACGCAGTGGTGGTGGGTTCGGTGCTTCCGGCACAGGACACCAGTCTTACCGTTCTCGGGCGAACGACTCCAGACTTTCGGCGTCAATCATCAGCCAGCGGCCCACTTTCTTGGCCCGCAGCTCGCCCCGGCGGGCCATCTCGAGCACGAGCCGCTCAGGCGACTTCGACACCTGATCGAGCCCGAGACGGCGCGCGGCCTCGGCAGGGGAAACGAGCAGGGGCATGGTGTCAGTCATGACCCGCTCCGAATAAATCTGTTGTGGACATGCTCGACCAGTATCAAGAGCGCCTTGAGGTCGCCCTCAAGACCGCCGCCCTCCTCGTCATCATTCAGAGCCTGGCTGCCTCGTCGAACATAGAAGGCGGCGATCTCTTCCTTCAGCGCGTTGACCCAGTCTTCTTCAGTGACGCTTGGCTGACAGAGGACGAGATCGGTCTTGAGGGAGACAAGTGCGGCGAAAAACGCTCGCTGTATGCACTCTTGCCACCTATCCAACAACGGCGTGAACTCGCTGGAATCGCTGGTTGTTAGAAACGTTAGAGCGCATCCTTTGATCGAGGCAGAAAGGAGCACGGTTCCGTCGGCGCGGTCAGTGCGTCGCAATTCTGTCGGGTCAACATCGGCCAGCTTGCTCATCGCATCTCCTCCAACGGCACCACGGTCACTGCGGCTCCCGGCGCCTCGTCGTAGCGCACGTACCGCTTCACCACCGGGCCGCCGATCACCTGCGTGTCGTCGTGCCAGACGATGCCGGACAGCGCGTCCTCGAGAGCACGCAGCAGCTTGGTTCGGTCCGGCTTCTTCGTGTGATCGCGCGGCGCCGAGTCGCGCAGCGCACCGTTCGTGCGGTAGTGGCTCTTCGCACGCGGCATGCGGAACTCAACCTCGAGAGCGATGGGCCCACGGAACGGCGGTTGCCCCTTCATCGCCTGGCGGGCGACGACGGAGACGAGCGACCGCCACGGCGCGTTGCGCTTCGCATCTTCGACGACGTTGGCCCTGAATGCGCCGGACCTCGTCTGGACGACGAAGGCCCGCTTGGAGCCGCCAGGCGCGGGAACACCAGGAACGAGGAAGCTGACGGAGGTCATGTTGTGCCTGCCCTCGACAGAAGCGCGCTGTGGAGTTCTGCCACCGAATCGAACTCCAACAGGGCGTCGTCCTTAGTGAAGATCGCGTGGAGCAGTCGTTCCTCCCTAACCTCACCTGGCATCGACTTGGACCACTCCTGCCAGATGACTCCTGAGCCATCGCCGTAGAGCTGCAGCCAGATGCCCTGCACCCGCATGTTGTCGATCGGCGGGGCACTTGTCAGCTTTCGCTCCAGTGCGTCGAGCATGGTGACTATCGATGCGAACAGTGGCCCATCTCTCTGGGGGCTCATGCCTGCTCCTTGAACAGCGGGTGCGCGGGGTCTCGCGGCACCGCCTTCGGCTGCCGCTTGCGAACGAGCCCGACTCGCCGTCGCCACTCGAGCCAGGCGGTGCGAGGGATGAACCGCGCGTCGCAGTCCTCATCACCGTCGTAGGTGGGTGACGACGCCGCATCGAGCGCTCGGCACGCGTCGAGCAACTGATAGAACGCCTCGATGGCCGCCTCGAGTCGGCGCCGTTCCTCCTCGAATGAGTGATGGCCGAGCTTGGGGATTCGCTCGTCCAGCCAGTGGACGCGGTTCCGCAGGGCCTCGATCGCCTCGTAGGGCGAGGTCCAGTCCGCCGCATCGGCGGGAGCGATCATGACTCGCTCGCCCCTCATGGCGTCCGCTCCGTGTGGCGGGCGAGGATGGCATCGACATCGACGCCATCTGCCCATGGCAGGTACGCCTCGTCCGCGAGCGCCGAGATGAGCGTGTCATAGCCTCGTACGCGCTTCGCCTCGGCCATCGGCTGAACGATTCGCGCAAGCGCTCGGCAGTCGGCGCGAAGCTCGTCAAGCTCCTGCGCCGCAGCTAAGACACCCTGATGTCTGATATCCAGCGTTGACCACGATTCGGCGAGCAAACGGAGGTACTCGGCGTTGCGCCGTGTCGGTGCGGGTCGCGGCTGCATCTGCACCACAGGCGCGGGCACGCCGGGTGCGGGATTCGGATTGTTGTTGGCTGCGCGCTTCATTTCGCCTCCTTGGTTGATGCCTTGATGACGCCGTCGATGCGAGACCAGTCGGTGTGGTGCAGCGCGTGCCCCGCCATGTCGATGACCCGTTGCCCGACCGCGTGACCGTCCACGCCGGCGGCGTCCGCGATGCGTTCTGCGCTGTGGATGAGAGTCGCGATGGTGTGCGCGACGGCCTCCATGTACTCGGTGAGATCGCACGCACCGCAGTCGATGGCTGCAGCGCCGTCGCCTAGCCGGTACGTCGTGTGCAAAGTGGTAGGGCGCTTCATGACCGAACCGCCTCTCGCAAATCCTTGAAGGATTCGGGCAGCCACCAGACCTTCCAAGACGCGCCCCATCCGCCGGTGCGCTCGCACTTGCCGATGCCCGGCTTCGTGATCTCATGGATGACCGCCTCCGCAACGACGACGCCGTCGAAGAGGAAGTAGATGGTGTCGCCTGGCTGCGCCTTCGGCTTCCACTGAAACCCCCAGAACTCCCGTGAGCCGGGAGGAGGCTCCTCCCAGAAATGGTCGCGGGCCTGCTTGGGAACGTTGATCTTCATGCGACTCCCTTCAGTTCTCGTGCCATGCAGATCTCGACGACGCGATCGCATGTCGCCTCGCTGAACATCGCGATGTGGCAGCGCTCGACCTCGATGCCGAGCTGTGAGGCCAGCCACACGTACGCCTTCGTGCGCTTCATCCCGCCCGACTTCCAGATGGGATCGAACGCGCCATGCGCTCGCTGCCGCGCTCGTCGAAGCGTGGCGTCGGCAATGGTGCCGAGCGGCCGACCCGTGCCGCCGTGCACGCCGACCCACGCCTTGCAGGGGAGGCAGGCGACGAATCGCCGGTGCCGTAGATCGGGTCGATGCGGATAGAGATCGGAGCCGCGGACTCGCTGCGTCTCATCGCCGCAGTAGGGGCACTTCATGCTGCGACTCCCTTCTGCTCGCGGGCGACCGCGAGCGACAACTCGGCGTGCTGCAGCCAGCCGTGACGAATGCGCCAGTGCCAGGACAGCCACGCTCTCCAAAGCCTGATGATCGTGGTGTGTCCTGTGCCGAAAGCGAGGGCGACATCGGGCAGGCTCGGCCGTGGCCGCGACATCTCCATGAGGCAGCCGACAAGCACGACGCGGTCGTGATGTGCCAGATGCCTCCGGTCCGAGGTGATCTCGGCGCCGTCATGCAGTCCCATGGCGCGGGCGAGAAGAGTCGGATCGATCACGCGGCCACCTCCGTCGTTCGACGAGGGCGGCCAACGGGGCGACCGACCTTCTCGCTCATTCGCGTCCGCTCCTTCTTCGATGGGTGCAGCTTGGCGCCGATCGCCTGCTCGATCCGCGCCCACGCCTCATGTGGCACATGGCGGCCGACGAGGCCCGTCTCGGCATCGATCTCCGGTTGCGCTGTCGCAAGCAGATGACGGAGCGCGTTCAGAAGACCAAAGACATCGCTGTCCGCAGCCTCGTCGATGACATCAGCCAGTTCCGTCACGACTGGCGCGTGGCCGCGATCAGGCGTGTACCAGACCTTGCGCCATGCGTTGGCGGTCATGACCACCTCGCACAGCAGCGACAGCTTGTCGTCACGCGCCATGTTCGACCTCCTGGCTGAGCAGCGCATCGAGCGATACGCCGGCCTCGCGGAGCGTCAGGACATTGAGCAGGCAGCAGTCGCCGTCGGCCAGGATGCGTGGCGCGTCGCGCAGGATCTCATCGATTGGCGGCGTGTCGCGACCGTTGTCCGCGTAGTAGAGCGCTCGCACGATCTCGCCGTGGATCGCGTCACGGTGGACTGCCGGGAGACCGATACCGCGCTCGCGGTCCTGCCAGCACCGCTCGTCGCAGACGGTGCCGAAACGCGCCCAGTGGGCCCGTGCCGCGTCGGGGCGGTTCTCGCAGAAGACAACCACGCCCATCGACCGGAGCAGCTCGGCGAGCGCGAAGGTGGTGGAGTCCTCGTCCTCGTTGATGGACGCGTCGAGCCCGATGTCCATGCCCGCGTCGAGCACCGGCCCAAGCGATGCCGTGACGCGGCGCAGCCAGGTGGCTCGCTGGCCTCGCTCGAGATGGCGCGTGAGGGCGGCGGATTGAGCTGCGTTGCCCAGGTAGCAGGTGACCCGAATGCCCTGGCGCGTGATGCGCCTCCATTCGCTCGCGAATTTGCTCGTGAGGTGCGACTGGCCCCATGACTTCGCAAGCGACCAAGCATCAAGCTCGCACTTGTTGGAAGCGCCATCCTCGCTGAGGCCGAACGGCCATTGCAGCCAGAGCCACTTGGCACCCCACTCGAGGTCCGGCAGGACGCGCCGCTTGATGTAGCCCGCCACGCCGGGCTCGCGCGACGGCCCCCAGCTCTTGGGCCACACTTCGCCGACGTAGCGGGTGAGCGGCTGGCCGTGAGAGCCACCGATCTGCAGGTAGGACGCGAGTCGACTCGCGACTGGATTGGTCATGCTGCCTCCTTGTGGTGTCTCGTCGCGACGTAGTTGGTTCGCGTCCTGCCGCCCGTTGTGACGGTCGCGCGAACGACCTCGCCTGAGTCCTTGAGCGCGTCGAGCACCTCGCTGCGCTCGCGCACAGTCATCGCTTGAGTCCGGCGGCAGAGGAAGTTCTGCGAGACGCCGGTTGGTCCCGCGTCCTCGATGATGCGGAGGACCTTCTTGCGCTTCGCGTCGAAGGCGCTCTCAGCCACATAGCGATGCGCGAGGAACAGCACGCGGCGCGTCAGGTACTCGGCGAGCCTGCACGCCCATGCCGCGGCAGCGCGCGTGACCACCAGGTGCTCCGGGTCGGCGCTGCAGACGAAGACGAGCGCAAGGCGGCACGCCTTCTCCTCGACGCGTGCCCAAACGCTCCTGGCGGGCCCCTCGAGGCGGCTGCGTTCGTCGTCCGCGACGGCGGCGAGGTCGCGGAAGATCTCGACGGCGCCGGGCTCGTGGGTCACCAACTGCGGGTCGGGTGGCACGGTCGAGACTCCGGCGAGCGAGCTGGCGCGGAATCGCGTCCACCAGCGGGCACGCTCGACGATCGAGAGCGGCAGCTCGGACTCCGCCGACTCACGACGCGGCGGATTCGCCTCGCCCTCGAAGATGAGCACGCGTGCGACGAAGCCGTCGCTCAGCGACTCGGGCGTCAGCGCCGCGAAGAGATGCTCAGGCACCGTGGTGCCGTAGACCGAGACGCAGGGCTGGATGATCGGCTGGCGCTTCTTTGGATCCGCGTAGCCCTTGCCGAGGAAGGTGCTGTCCGCCTGCGAGTACAGCTTCATCAGGACGGTCTGCACGTTGTAGAGATGCGGGTTCTTCCCGGGCTCGCTGACCGTGCGCAGGAAGCGACCGATCTCGTCGATCTGCAGCAGGAGGCCCGGGCATTGCGCGACGGCAGCGACGAGACCGGCGTCGCTGGCGAGCTCCTCCGGCCCCTCGATGTCTGCGCCCGACTCGATCAGGATGCGACGGTTCAGCTTGCGCGCGTGGTCCTTGCCGTCGCCACTGGGCGCCACGCCGATGTGATAGGCGTTCGTGCGGTTGCCTCGCTGATCGCGCACCTTGCGTGCCGCGAGCGCCGCCTGCAGTGAGAGCCCCGCGGCGAGAGCGAGCACTGGCTGCTGGCGATGTGCCGTCGCGAGGTTGTGCTGCATGACCTCGCCGACGAAGCCCGGCACATTGAGCAGGTCCTTGGGAAACACCCCCGGGTCGTCTGGCAGTGTCGCGTCGGGCTCGAACACTTCAGCGTCCTGATCAGCCCACCCCTCGGTGACTGCCGTCCAGACCTGGCTCGGCTCGTAGCGCGCCACGCTCGCGGCGATCGTCTCGACTTCGGTGGGCGGCAGCGGCGGCCGGCAACGCTCGGCGTTCGCGACCGCGAGCGCCGCGAGGATCTCCGAGCGGCTCATGCCGACGCGGCGCATCGTGCCGCCGAGGCGCGCCAACGCCGTGTTCCGCGTCCCTTCTGGGATCGGATTCGCCTCGCTGATCGTCGGCGCCGGTGCGGGTGTCGCGAGCAGGATCTCGAGCAGCCACGACGGCGGCTCGGGCAGGCCTTCGGGCGCGTGGGCCAGCTCGAAGCCGGGTCGCCACGCATAGGGCTTGTCGCCAACCCGCGACGGCGCGACGAGCACATAGCCGCCGTTCGCGCGAGTGTCGACGCGGGGGGCGATGCGGCTCGTCGTGTTGCGCAGGTCGACGCCAGCGGGCAACCTGAACCAGAAGTGGCTGCCGCCGCGCGGAGTCGACTGCACCGGCCCGACCGCGAGCGACAGCTCCCGCTCCGGCGTCATCCATGGGTTGTCGGTGCCGTCGACATCGACGACGAGCAGGCCATTCGTCGCGACGGCGACATTCGCGTCCGGGTTCGTCTGCCACCAGTACTCGATGAGCGTCGGATCCGTCGTCGCGTCACGCAGGCCATGCTCGGTGATCGGCGCCTTGGCTCCAGGCACGCATGGGAAGACCGCGTACCCGAGCTCGGCGTAGCCCAGGGCGACCTCCAACATCGAGACGGCAGCGAGAGCCATCAGAACGGCACCTCACTGGCGAGCGATGCGAGATCGTCCGAAGCGCTCGTGCTCTCCGCTCCCGGGATCTCCGGGAAGATCGCTCGCGTGACCTCCCACCACTTCTCGCCTGCCTTGCGACGCAGCTCGACATGCGTTGGCCGCCGAACCTCGCCGTCCTGGCAGAGCTGCACTGCTTCGGCCACGCTCGAGGGGAACGGTCGCTCGCTATGGCGCGCCCACCACTCTTCGGCCTTGCGGCGAGCGAAGCTCCCGGGGGCGTGCTCGATGCACACCCACTCTGACGCGGACTCCATGTAGTAGTCGAAGTAGTAGCGCACGCGCAGTGTGGGCGGCTTGCCTTCCGCGTCGCGCTTGAAGTGCTCCGAATACTCAATGTCCTTGACCTCGCGTTCGCAGGTCTCGACCTGATAGGACAGGATGCCCGCGGTCGAGGCCTCAGCGCCGTGCGGGGTGCGCTGCCGCTCCGGGAACGGCGTGCCGCACTCGGGGCAGATGCTGTAGCCGGCAGCGACGAGCGCGTCGCACTTCTCGCACTGCTTCGCGGGCGCATCGCCTGTGCCCTTGCGCCGCTGAATCTCCTTGATCTTGGTGCTCAGCTGATCGACCGGGCCATGCCGCAGCACGTTGTCGCCGTAGTCGAGGACGAGGCAGTCGGCCTTGCCGGGCGCGATCCGGAAGCCGCGACCGACCATCTGGTAGTAGAGACCGGGCGACATCGTCGCGCGGAGCAGGACGATCGCGTCAACGTTCGGCGCGTCGAAGCCGGTCGTGAAGACCCCATAGTTGACGAGGTACTTGAGCGACCCGGCCCTGAACCGATCGGTCGCAGCGTCGCGCTGCGGGATGGGCGTCTTGCCGGTGACCACGACCGACTCGTGGCCGTGCTGCGCGATCGCCTCCGCGATGTGCTGTGCGTGGTCGACGCCGCTCGCGAAGATGAGCACGCTGCGACGGTTGGCCGTCTCGGCCAGCAGTTCCTGGACTGCGCTCGCGACGAGCGAGTCGCGGTCCATCGCCTGCTCGAGTTCACCCGCGACGAACTCACCACCGCGGACGGCGACCTGGCTCAGATCAGCCTTCGCGTGGCCCGCCTTCGATCGCAACGGCGAGAGGTAGCCCTGCACGATCAGCTCGCGGACGCCGACCTCGTAGCAGACGTGGTTGAGGAAGTTCTCCGGTGCACAGACCGGCGTGTGCATGCGGTACGGCGTGGCGGTGAGCCCGATCACGCGCATGGTCGGCCGAGCGACACGCAGGTCGGCCAGGAAGCGGCGGTACATGCCCTCGCCGCTGTCGGGGATCAAATGACAGTTGTGAACGAGCGTCCCATCAGCGAAGTAAGAAGGGTGTCCGCTGACGTGCAGGTTGTGCACAACTTCAATGCGCGTTCGTTCGTGACGCGTACTACGGACCACCCGCTTGCCGCGAGGAAGGCTGTCTTCCGGCGATCCTGCTCTCTCCGCGACGGAGTCTCGTGACTGTGGCCATCGAGTTCGATCGCGATCATCCTCGTGGGATTCGCCAGGTCGATCTTGAAGCACGTCGGCCACCCCTTGGTTCGTGGCATGCGCGTCGGTATCGCGTGCTCCGCAACCCACTGCGTGCCGAGCAGCGAGAGCATCGCCTGCTGCACCGCTGGCATTGGTCGCCCGTTCCCGCCTCTCAATCGCGGCTGATGCCCCAGACGCCGCATTGTCTGCGACACTTTTTCGCGCGTCACTGGACTCATCATCGCGTTCTCGTGCCTCTTTGAGCAGGAGATCGAGCAGAATCGCTGCTTGCGCCAGTCGTGTTCCTTCATCACTCGCAGATCGCCGGTCGGAAGCAACTTGCTCCACGGCCTGAACACCGTCTCGCAGTGCTCGCACTTCCGTGATGCCGAACGCCATCGCTCCGACTTCCACGGCGCCAGCTTCGATCCACCCGGACGCGGTGAAGACCGGGTGCCGCTCGGTGCAGGTGAGTCGTGAACCATCGTCGAACTCCAATGTGAGAAGGTCCATCGCAGGCCGCGCTGATGTAGCAACGATGACCCCAGTTCCAATCGCGTTTAGAACCGACTGCCCTGGCCGGAGCGCCTCGATGGGTACATCGCCCAACGGGGTCGCCACGAGGGTGCCGGCAGGAACGCACTCATCGACGATGACGAGGTCGAACGGATCGAAGTCGAGGGCCCGCTCGTAGACGCTCTGGATGCCCGCGACGATCACCGGTTGCCGCATGTCTCGACGCTTCAGGCCGGCGCTGTAGACGCCCACCTTCAGCCCGGGCGACATCGACGCGAGCGTGCGAGCGCTCTGCTCGATCAGCTCGCGCACATGCGTGGCGACGAGCACGCGGCCACCCCACTGCATGACTGCCTGCTGACAGAGCGTCGCGATGACGGCCGTCTTGCCCGCGGCCGTCGGCAACACGGCGCACGGGTTGTCGTCGCGCTGGTGCAGGTGCTTCCAGATCGCCTCGACCGCCTCGAGCTGGTACCAGCGCAGTTGCAGCGGACCTGCTGCCGGAGGGCTCGAAAGCCGCCCGGGCCCGGGCAGGGGACAAGTCTGCCCGGGCCCCGAGTTCGATTCGAAGCTGCGATCCGTGCTGAACAGCGTCGCTTCCATGCGCCTGCTGCCTCGAATGGGCGGTGGGGAGAGAGTGAGGGTGAACGAATCAGCGCTGCCAGGGCGCCTTGCCGTTGGGCGAGCTGCCGATCGGATAGGCGGACTGCAGCGGTGGCGTGACGCCGGTCGGTGGCGGAGCGACATTCACGGACTGAGCCTGAGTCGCACCGTGGCGCGGCTTATATGCCGAGATGCGGTTCGTGTACTTGCCGTTGTCCTCTCGCTTCTCCACCTTGACCGACGCGATCAGCGGGATGTTGTGCAGCTCGCATGTGTCGCGTGGCTGCATGACCCCGACTGCACGGCAGATCGCCGAGAGCGTGGCGCGTGCGATCTCAGTCGCCTTCTGGCTCTTGTTCCAGAGATTGAGGCGATCGAAGAGTGTGCGGCCCTTGTGCGGGCCGTCGATGACCTGCAGTTCGAGCGTGACCAGCTGGCTGTCGCCAGCCTTCGTCTCCTGCCGTTCGCTGTTGGTGATGACGACCAGGTAGTCGCCGACCGGGATCGGGTCGAACCCCACGAAGGGTTCGACATCGTTCGCGTTGAAGCCGCCGTCAAGAGATGCCATCAGTCAGTCCTTTCGAGTCGGATGGGATGGATGCCGCCGTGCTCACGCGAGCGCGGCTGTGGTCTGGGTCGTTGGTGCTTCCGTGGGTGCCTCGACGGCCGCCTCAGCCGCGTCAGGTGCCTCGGGTGGCGTGAGTGAGATGGAGCCGCCCGCGAAGTAAGCGTCGCGGTGACGCGCGAATTCGGCGTACGCGTCGGCCTCGCGGAAGGGGAGAACCGACGGAAGCGACCAGCGGTTCTTCGCGATTGCGACTGGCGTCTCGACAGTGTGCAGCTCGCGGTCGTGATCGCCGATCGGCTTCGCGATCTTCTTGCCGAAGCCCGCGTCGACGGTGCGCGTCATGACTCGGTATCGCGCGAAGAGCACGCAGTCGCACCACTCGACGACCATCGCGGACGCCAGCTTGTGCAGCCGCGGCTGGTAGCGATCCCAGCCATCGCCCTCCGGTGCGTTGAAGTGCACGATGTCGGCATGCGCGAGCAGCAGGACCTGCATCCCGCGCTGGTAGCGCAAGTGATCGAGCAGGTTCAGGGCGTTCTGCCAATGCGTGGTCGCGAACTTGTAGCCCTTCGCGAAGCCGATGTTCTCGAGGTTCTCGACCTTGCCGTTGGTGTCGCAGACCTTCGACCAGATCAATCGCTCGAGCCAGTCGAGGGAGTCGATCACCACCGTCCCGAACTCGTGCGGCTCAGCGAGCAGCTGGTGCAGGTTGCCCATGAACTCGTCGAAAGTGCGCGCTACGGGGAAGTGCGGCGAGCGGAGGAAGTTCGACCCTTCCTCCGTTGGCACGAAGATCGGTGCTTCGGCCTGCGTGCTGAATGTGGTCTTGCCAATGCCCGCGACGCCGTAGAGCAGCACTCTCGGTGGACGCGGTTTGTCGCCTGTCTGGATGCGATCTCTTAGAGCCATGATTCCTCTTTCGCGCCTTCGATGGCGCACTGGATGAACTCGCCGCCGAGTGGCGGCTGGGATGGGGGACGGCGCACCGTGCGGACCTGCTCCGCGCCGGTCGGCCACATGTCGGGATTCGCGTTCGCTTCACGCAGCGCGTAGAGCGCGGCCTTCAACTCGACCTGGCATCGCTTGATCGTGGCGGCGGGGAGTCGGAACACTCCGCATCGGAAGGGCTCCTGCTTCTCGATCGCGATCAGGTTCGAGACGAGCGGCAGCTTGATGCCAGCGGCGTGCGCGACGAGCAGATAGAACGCCTGCTGCCACGGGTAGCAGTAGCGCCAGAGGTCGTCCTCGAAGTCGTCGAGGTCGGCGCATGTCTTCAGGTCGCAGAGTTCGACGGCCGGACCACCGATCCAATCGAACCGCGCCTGCAGCTCGAAGCCGTGGAGCTGCGATCGAAGCGATCGCTCGACGACGCCGGACTCGAGCAGAGATCGCGCGTCCTCGTTCGACCGCACGCCAGCGTCCATGCCGAGCAGCAGCGAGTGCTGCTCGTCGCTGATCGTCGGCTTCGGCTGCGACGCCCGCCACTCGGCGTAGGCCTTGGTCTCGGGGCCATACGGCGCGTTCGTCTTCGGATTGATGGGCCCGCCGACGATCCAGTCCGCATGAAACTTGTCGCGGCCTTCGAGGATGTAGACGTGCGCTGCACGCCCGAAGCGGAAGTCCTCGCTGTCTCGCTCGGCTACGAGGCCGAGCTTCTGCTTGCGATAGAGCAGCGGGTTCCGCGCGAACGCGATGAGCTGGTGGCTCGTGAGGAAGCGCTCGCGGTACGCGTGATAGGTGTCGTACGGCTCAACGAGCGTGGCGTTGGCAACCTGGGCGATAGTGACTCGTGGCATTGGATGACCTGTCGAGTTGTGCAAGAAGGCCAGCCCCGGGTCACGACCCCGGTGGCAACGGCGATGAAGGAGGCGGCATCGCTTGCAGGCTGGCGTTCACGGCGCCCGAGACCGCCTCGGGCGCCGTGGGATTTGGCCGGGTTGCCGCTGGCCCGCCGGCCGTCAGGACTTGGAGGATGGAGAGAGCGATCAGCAGAAGGGCGAGGATCAGGAACGGTGCTCGCGACGACCCGAGGTCGCGCTCGTGCATGCGGCGCTCGTGGTCGCCCTGCCCAAGTCGGACAAGAGGTTCGTTGCTCACCGCGTGCCTCGCTTCCTTGGTGGGTGCGCAGGCTGGACCCGGTTGCGCTCGATGAACGCCTGCACGTCTGATGTGGGGATCCGCCAGTCGGTGCCGACGCGGAACGCGCCGGGGAACGAGCCGCCGTGGATCAGCTCGAGCACCTTGCTCTTGCTCGCGCGGAGGGCCTGGCGGACCTCGGTGGCCGTGAGGGGGGCGTCGAGCGTCATGCCGCGGCCCTGGCCTTCCGGGCTGGGGCCGCGGCCACCTCGACTTCCATCTGCTCGGCGAGCTGCTCGATCGCGAACTCAACGGCCGTCTTCAGCGGCCACCGCTTCGCGGTCGCGATCTCCTTCAAGGCTGCGGCGTGCCGCAGGGAAACCACCAGTAGGTGTACTGGAGTGCGGCGGCGGCTGGTAGATCGACGAGCGCTCATTGCTTTGCGGACGATATATCGTCCCTATAGCGTCGTCAACTCGACCTTTTCTTGCCGGTGGGCAACTTGTTGATATCTCAACCTGCAGTTGTGATATAGTCCGCTATAGCGTGAGCAAGCGCAGGGTCGACCAGAAGATGCTCGCCGTTCGGCCGGCGGTCCCGCCTCTGATGGAGGAGATCGCGCGGCAGAACCATCACATGTTCATGATCGATGCGACATCAGCGCTTGTGCGCTGGCTCTACGCACAGCCACAGGATGTACAGCACGCAGTGCTTCGAGCGGGCAGCGGCTCGGTCGTGCATGACGAAGAGGCCATCAGATCGAGAGTGACATTCGGCACTACTCCGAAGGAGACCCATGGGCGCGCCAGTAGTTCCGGCACGCCCCAATCGGGGAAGCGAGCCCGGCCGGCCGCATAGCGGTCCACGCCGAACCGGGTGACGACGATGGACCGCTCGCCAGCAAGCTGGCGACCGATGTGCTTGCCCGACTCGGGTATCGTGGTCGGCGGATGCATGTCGAATCGAGGCGCGGGACCTTCGGTTTGCCCCCGCCTCAATTGAAAGCGGCCCGACGCCGCACGAGGCGACGCGGGCCACCAATGTGGGGGGCTGAGTGAGGGCCGGACTGTAACGGCCCCAATCGGCCCGGGTTCAACGAGCTGCGATTCTTCGGCGAGATTCCGATGGGAAAGTGGATCATTGAGGGTCGTCTCGCAACCGGCGCAAGCGCGAAGCTTGAAGTCGACGCCGACTCCGCGACCGTGCCTCGCCGGTGAACGACAGCCCCTCGAAAGAGACCTGTCGCTCGATCAAGCTACACTCCGGCATCGGCATGAAGAATCCTCGCCACCGCCATGCCCTTCGATGGACAGCACCGCTCGGTCTCCGCGAGACGAGGCCGTTCTATGTCGCCGAGCTGGGAGCAGCCTACCTGGAGGACTCACTCAGCGCGCTGAAGAGATTCCCGAGTTCATCAGTCGATCTCGTACTCACTTCGCCCCCCTTCGCGCTTGTGCGAAAGAAGGAGTATGGCAACGAGCCGATGGACCGCTACTTGGATTGGTTCCTTCCATTCTGCCTTGAGATCAAGCGAGTCCTTAAGCCGACAGGAAGCTTCGTCCTCGACATCGGCGGCTCGTGGGTGCCCGGAGTACCGGTCCGAAGTGTTTACCATTTCGAGCTCGCGGTACGCCTCTCGCGTGAGATGCCCCTCGCTCAAGAGTTCTACTGGTTCAATCCGGCGAGGCTCCCGACTCCGGCAGAGTGGGTCACCGTTCGGCGCTGTCGGGTGAAAGACGCTGTCAACATGGTCTGGTGGTTCGGAAAGAGCGACCAACCAAAGGCCGACAATCGCCGGATTCTGACCCCTTACAGCAAAAGCATGTTGTCTCTGCTCAAGAACGGCTACAAGGCCAAGCTTCGTCCATCTGGCCACGACATCTCGGACAAGTTCGGCAGAGACAATGGCGGTGCTATCCCGCCGAATCTACTCCAGTTCGCCAACACTGAGTCGAATAGCCACTATCTCCGTCGCTGTCGAGAGCTTGGGATCAAGCCGCATCCGGCAAGGTTCCCCGAGGCGCTGGTGAAGTTCTTCCTCAACTTTCTGACGGACGAGGGCGACTTGGTCGTCGATCCGTTCGCCGGCAGCAATGTGACCGGGCGGGCTTGCGAATCTGCCGGGCGGCGCTGGTTGGCATTCGAGATTGAAGAGCGATACCTCAAGGGCTCGCGCGCTCGGTTCGAGGAGCGACCGACTGCGGTCGCGAAAACGGCAAAGCCGCGTCGCTCGCGTGCGCAGTCGCATCTCTGGGGATAGCTCGTGCCGGGACTCCCCTTTCCGAAGCTTGTCGAGTACTTCATCACGGCATTGGAACGGCATGGCGCGACCGTGCTCATCGCTGAGTCGACGCGCGAACGGCCCGTCCGAATCTCCGTGACAAGTGCTGGGGAGACAACTGAGTGCCTGCTCTTTCTCTGGACCGTAACGCCAGGTGGGGGTGGACCAACCGTCCGTCCCGCAAATGAGCGTCGCATCCAGCTGACGAATGTGGACTCCCTGCCGATGGAGCCGGGCGTGCGAACGATCCTCGGCGGTTACTCCGAGGAGACCGGCGTCTGGTGCTTCTGGGATGCCCGACGACATCGTCGGTTTTCGACGCGATCACCAAGCTTGCAGCTCTCGGTGCAGACGATGCACGAAGCTGGCGAACAACAGATCGCTGCGCAGCCGAGGGAGTCTGCGTCGGGGACGGAAGTGGTCGTGGCTGTCGTGCCGGATGCGCTTCTCTGGTATGTCCAGAACGGTGCTGCACTCCATGATGCCGGGACCGACAGCGGTGCTGTTGCTGAGCTAGTGATCGCTTCTCCCGAAGAGGAGCGGGACTTCATCGACTCGAGCGAAACCGACGATCAAGTAGTCCGACGGATGGACCTCGTGGAGACTCTCAGGGCGTTCCGAGATGCCAAGTTCCGTCCGGCAGTCTTGAAGGCCTACTCGTTCAGGTGCGCAATCACAGGTGTATCGCTTCGCTTGATTGATGCGGCCCACATCGTTCCAGTCGCTCACCCTCGTGGAACCGATGATGTCACGAACGGCATCGCGCTGAATCGCCTCCACCATGCGGCATACGACGCGGGGCTGATCGGCATCACTGGAGACTTCAAGCTTGTTGTGAACCCGGCGGCCGTCGATCGCCTTCGCGCGGTCAAACTCGAGGCGGGGCTCGATGAGTTCAGAAAGTCGCTGCCAGAGCGGATCACACTGCCAGTGCTGCGCGAGCTGTGGCCGTCGCGCGCGAACCTCCGGCTGGGCCTCGAGGTACGGCACTTTCCAAGCTCGATGGTTGCGTGATCGCCCGGGTGGGACACATGTCAAAACGCCCGGCGAGCCTTGCGGCTCAGCCGGGGGCTTCCGGGGGCTGGGGATGCGGGTCATTCTACTAGCGAGCACGCCGCAATTCACGGCTCTCCGAACTTGTTCATGATCGAGAACGCGTACTGAATCTTGCGATCGCCGCTGCCGCCCCAGAAGACCGGCAGCAGGCTGAGGCCCGAAACGAGCGTGCCGTCCGGGATCGGTAGCACGGTCGCGGGACCGTCGTCTGGCTCATGCTGGGCTCTTAGCGCCGCGCTGTGCTCGAAGAAGTTGATCGCCGAAACCTCGCGGCCGGTCGGCGCGCTCAGGCCCGTCGCACCGTCGCTGATCGGGCTGTAGAGCTGGATCAGGTAGCGATACGCGTCGACGCCGGGGCCGTAATCATCGTGCTCGAGGATCTTCCCGGCCGTGATCGGTTCGTGGCGACCGAGCTCGACGATCGCCTTGCGCTCGCCCTCTTCGGCGCCGTCGTGCCAGAGGATGCGTGCGCCGCCGTGCACGCCGGCGACGATGTACTGGCTCCCGCTCTCGAGTCGCGCGAAGCGGGCCTCCTCGTAGGCCGGGCTCGCGTCGGGCAGGCGCACGATCGCCTGCGTGATGCCGGAGATGCAGACGCGGCCGATGCGGCCGGCAGGGATCGGAGTGGTCGCGATCCCGAACGGCTCGTCGCCGTCCTGCCAGAGTGGATCCTCCTCCATGCCCGCGACCTCGTTGCCCGCACGCACCTTGAGCGCGAGCCGCGAGCCCCACTCGGCCTCGTTGTCCTCGGGCTCAATCAGCGGACCCACGATGAAGCAGGCGCCATATCGCGGGATGTCGATCTCGCTCATGTTCTGCGCCATGACGATCACGGCACTCGACGGCGGCAAGATCGGCGACGGGCCCGCGAGCTCCGTCGGCTTCTCTGCAATGGTCCGCGCCGCGTCCTGCACCGCGTTCCAGGTGCGCGCGGTGATGCGCATCCGATCGCCGACGCTTACCCGCCTCATTCGCCGATCCCCAAGTCGAAGAAGTCTGCTCGCTGGTAGACCTCCTCGACGAACGCGAACTTCGGAACCGAGACGAGTCGATCGGAGACCACCTGCGGCTCGTAGTAGACCCAGAGGTAGTCCCAGCCGGCCTTGCGCGGAACCACGATGTCGCCGATCGCGATCTTGAACGCGTTCTCGCTGGTCGCGAAGGCGAAGGTGAGCTCCCAGACGTCGTCCGAGCGGCGCCTGCCGCCGCGGATGCCGACGAGCAGGACTTCGCCGCCGTCATGATCGCGGAACGGCGCGAGGTTCACCTTGCCGACCATCGAGCGCAGCATGCGGCGGTAGGCGGGCGTCACGAACTCCGCAGACAGGTAGTGCGTCTCCGAGAATCGCGACTCCGGCGTCAGGATGTCGCAGCCGTCGACGCCGTCCTGCGTGACGCCGATCGCCTGGTCGAAGTCGGGCACGGCCTCCTCGTCGTCGATCGAGTGGCCGGCGACGGTGCGCCTGGACTGCGTGATGTGAGTCGAGGTCGTGCCGATCTCGAACTCGAAGCTGCTCTCTGCCCCCACCAGCGGCGCACTGGACGAGCCGCTGCGGTTGTAGGTGGTCGTCACCTCCCAGAGCCCGCGCTCGGCGTCGATCGGCTCGACGCGGACACGCAGCGGGCCAATGCCGCCTTCGGTGGGGGGAAAGTACTCGTAGGCCTCGGTCTCGACCTCGTTCTCGTTGGTACTGCCTGTAGCGAGGTACACGCGCTCGCGTGTGTCGCGCTCGATTCGCAGGCCGGAGTTGAGTTCGACGAACGCTACCGCCATCAATCACCTCCGAACACGAGGCCTTCACCGCTCGCCTGATCCACCAGCCGCTTCGTCAGACGCGCGGTGACCTCAGAGGCTTTCGCAATGCGGTTGAGCGGCTGGTTCATCTCGCTCTGGAGTCCCTGCACCGCAGCGGCGCTGAAAGTTCCGCGCGACGCGACCTGGCCGCGTGCCTGCTCGAGGCCCTCGAGAGCACCGCCGAGACCGCGTGATGATCCGATGCCGCCAGCTACCTCCTGCCGCACCCTGCGTGCTTCGGCCATCGCCTTCGCCAGCTCCTCTTGTGCCTTCGCGAGCGCGTCAGCGGTCTCGGCGAGTGCCGCGTCACGGGCAGTCGAGATAGCGCGTTGGTCGCCGACCAGACCAGCACCAATAGCGTCCTTCTGAGCAGCGAGCCGCGTGGCCGACGAATGCTTGCGACCTTCGAGCCGACCTGCAATCTGTCGTTCCTGCGCGGCGCGTTCCGTCTCGAGTGCGGCAGCACCGGCGTCATCCGTCGCGAGACGATCGGCCTTCGCTGCTGCCGCATCGAGCGAGTCATCGAAGAGTGCCATCACGTCGATGAGTCGGTCGGCCATCCATCCAGTCACCGACTCCCACACGCCCCGGAAGAGGGTCGTCATCGAGAGCCACGCGCGCGAAACGAACGCGAACGCCTCAGCTGCCGCGGTCTCGAATGTGCTCCATGCCTCAGCCGCGAAGAGCTGCACGCCGCCGACGACCTCGCTCCACGACTGCAGGAACCATGTCTTCACCTCGGTCCAGATGTCCTTGAGCCAGCCGGTGCCGCGGACCCATTCGGCCTTGATCGCGAGCCATGCAACCTTCGCTGCGAGTGCGAGGTCACCACCCTGCATGGCGTCGCCGATCGCGCCCATGACCTCCATCACTCGGTCCTTGAGCCCGCCGAAGGTCTCCTTCAGCCACTCGATCGCGGCCCCGCCAGCGCCGCTGAAATGCAGGAGCGCTGCGGTTCCGCCGGCGATCAGGCCGACGACCAGGCCGAGCGGGGAGAGCGCGGCCAGCAGCGCCGCCTTGGCCGCAGCCAGGACACCGACGACCACGCCGAACGCGCTGGCCAGGCCACCGACCGCGACGCCCGCGAGCGAGATCGTGAGGCCGATCCCAACGAGCGCCGCGCCGACGGCCCCAACGACCGCGATCACCTTGGCCACAGTGACGACCAGCGGCCGATTCGCCTGCACCCACTTGCTCGTGGTCGCAGCGATCCTCGCCACGCGCTGCGTCAGGTCGGTCACCGCGGGCGCGAGAGCTGCGCCGATGTTCAGCCAGATGCCACGGACGGCCTTGCTCATTCGGTTCAGCGTGTCGTTGAGGACCTCCGCCGACTTCGCGTCCTTGCCGCCGATCGAGACGCCGAAGTCGCGTGCCTCCTGGCGAAGCGCCTCGATGCCGGATGCGCCTTCAGCCAAGAGCGGGATGAGCTGCGCTCCCGACCTGCTCATGATGTCCATCGCCAGCGCCGTGCGCTTCGCCGGGTCTGCTACCTGGGCGAGCCTCTCTCCGATCGCGGCGAACTGATCCTCCGGCGACAGCGCGAGCAGCGATGCGGCGGACAGGCCGAGCGCGTTGAACGCGTCGCTGGCGGCACCTGTGCCCTCGGCGGCCTCGACGATCGATCGCTGCATGGCTCGGACGCCCTTCTCGAGCGTCTCCATGTTCGCGCCGGACTGCTCGGCCGCGAAGCCGAGTTCGGACATCGCCTCGGTGCTCATGCCGGTCCGTGCCGCTGCCTTGGCGACCGCGTCACCCACATCACTGAAGAGCTTCACACTCGCGGCAAGCGGCGCAGCCGCAGCGGTCGCCGCGCCGACCATGCCCAGGCCGACGTTCCGGACCTGCGCGCCGAAGGCGCCCAGCTTCTGCTGGGCAGCGCGCAGCGCCTTCGTCATCTTGTCGTTGACGCCGAGCTCGACGTACGCGCGGCCAGCCTTGATTCCCTTCGCATTGCCCGCCATGTCAGACTCTCCTTACGACGGAGTTGCGGAATTGCTCCGGCAGCTTTGGAGCCTCGCGCTCGAGTGCCGGGCCCATGTAAGGGCGAGCGGCGATCCGCACTGAGCGGCGCTTCCGATTGCCGCGGCGTCCGACCGTCACAGTGCTCGAGCCGCCGAACTCAAGCGCGCTCGGTGCCTCGCCGCCGCTCGCGATGCGCTCGGGTCCGATGACCACGCTGGGGCGCCCGGGCGCGGTCACCGCGGCGAAGAAGATTCTGTCTCGCAGTAGCCCGGTGTGCGAGTACGGCGGCTGACCCGGACTACTCGAGCGTGAGCCCTCGGCGACGAACTTACCTGATGCGTCACGGCCCAACTGCTTCGGCGCCTTCTTGATCGACTTCCGTGCACCACGCATCACGAAGGCGCCGCCCTTGGAGAGCGCCTTCCGGCTGGCCGCGTCCATCGCTTTGACGACAGCTTCGCTGTCGAAGAAGAAGTCCTTGCTCTTGCCGATCGACATCGTGAGCATGGAATCACCTCGAGTAGACGACGCTGTGCCCGAAGTGGATCGACGGTGCGCCGATTGCGCTCGAGATGCTCAGCCAGGGGAGCAGCGCCTGGCTGTCGCTCGGCAGCCCGCTCGAGACTCGCGCGACCTCGACCATGTTCTCGGCGTCCGGGGAGCCCAGATAGAAGATCGCCTCATTCGCGTCAGGCCGGAAATCGACGGCCATCGTGTAGACGGTGCTCGTCGCGATCGATCCGAACGCCGTGCCGAGAGACTGCGCCGAGCCGTTTGCCACACAGGTGCGCCATCCGCTGTCGCCGGCAGGCACCGAGTGGCGCAGGGCCACGACATGCTGATCGCTCTGATCGCTCGATCCGCTGTTGATGTTGCCGGCGAGCCCGACATGCAGGATTGAGTTGGCCAGGGAGGAGGGCGTCTGGAACCGAATGAGCACGGTCGGCCGCCATTGTCGCTGCACCTGGCCGTCGAGCACATTGAACAGAGCGCCGCCCGCGCGACTGACTCCCGGGGTGGACTGTGTCCACTGCTGGAACACCCCGTCGGCGGTTCCTGCTGCATTCGAGATCGTGCCATTCGGTGCCGTCGTCGTCGCACCGACAACATGCGTGGAGGCTCCACCGAGAATGGGCCACCTGAACCACGAGCGACGACCGCTCGAGAAGAAGTCGCGCAGCGCGTAGCGGCTGCCGACACCGCCGTGCGCGGGTGGCAACACGCCCTCGAGCGACTCGTCGGATTCGAGGTCGACCGGGCCGAACTCGACCCCGTCGTCGCCGCGGCGCAGGACCTGGCCGAGTTCGGTCGCGACGATCGCCGCTGCATCGCCGCTGCTGCCCGGGGTGCGACCGAGCACTGAGTGCCCGGCGAGCGACGGCAGGCCGCCACCACCGCCGCCCGGGGTGACGACGATTGTCCCTGCGGCGGGCGACTGGATGACAACGGTGCCCGCAGGCTCGTTGACGATGATCACGCTCACGGCGGGGCCTCGCGGGTGACCGCGCTCGCGATGCGGCAGCGGCCCTCGAGGAAGCGCGTGACGACACCGCTGGGCGAGGTCAGCTTGATGTCATAAACGCCGTTGATCGTGCCACTCACGCTCAGCGGCAAGAGATCCGTCAGCGCCGGCACGGCGTGGATCTCGATCGTGCCATCCTCGTCGCCGAGCACAATGCCGCCATCGACCTCGCTCGTCAGCGTCAGCAGCGCGTCCTCGTCGTCGTGGAACTCTCGCACCTGCATCTTCGCCTCGTAGCCGGTGAGATCGATCGGCGTCTCACCGTCGCTCTCCATCCACGCGAGCGAGAGGAAGAAGTCGGCTCCGACCTCGATGCGAATGTCGTAGCGCTGAGCAGGCACTGTGATCTCACGAGAACAGGCGGCCGATGATCATGCCGCGATCGAGGTAGCCCTCGCTGGCGTTGAGCGTGACGCTGTGCGCCTGACAGACCGCGACCACCAGCTCCTCGGCGCCCTGGATCGCGTAGGCACGCCCCTGCATCAGCCGCACTCCGTAAAACCGCCACGCGCCCGCCGACCACTCGACGACGCCGCCCGACACTCGATTGGCGAGCAGCGGATTGGTGAAGCCGTTGTAGGTGGGCGCGGTGCCAGATGTCTCGCTCACAGGAGCACAGCACCAGATTCCGTTGGCGAGCTCCGGGATCTCAGGGACCAGATCGTGTGGGTGCAATCGCTCCGACTCTGCCGGATCGCGCATGCGCAGGTACGGATGCACGATCGGCGCCGTGCCCGACGCAATGCTGGAGACCTCGGCCTCGCGATAGCAATAGAGCCACATGAGGTCGAGATACCGCAGTCGCCTGTTCGGAATCGGCATGCGCACGACATTCGCCGCGTTCGGCGCGCTGCCCGCGAGAATGCCGTAGACATCCGCTGGCGTGTTGGAGGATGCCGCGTTGATCTGGAGCGTGTTCGAGTTCAAGACGAACCAGGGCGTCGACTCGCACTCCGCACCAACGGGGAGTCCGTGACGAACACCGGGGAGCGTGGCTGGCATTGGTGCGGTGATGGGCATGGGTCACTCCAGATCCGGCAGTGCGAGCGAGGAACCTGCGGGCGCGGTGAACTCCTGGCCGGTCGCGGCATCGACGACATGCAATGGGCCCTCGACCGCGTAGGACGCGGCGCCGATGTGAAGCGTGGTCGTCGTCGGTTGTGGCGCACGCGCCCGCTTGCCGCTCGCGTGACCGAGCGCGAAGCCGACCATGAGGCCAACTAGGGAGCAGACGCAGATCACCAGCGCAATGCGTGGCAAGGGCGGCTCCCAGACCACGTTGGGCGGGCCCTCCGGCTTCGGGGGTCGCAGCTGCTCCTGCAGCCATCCATTCGGCAGGTCGCCGCCGTTGCGGCGGAACACCTGCTGTGCCTCCGTCCATGCGCGAGGCGGCAGCATGCCGAACAGGTGCGACTCGTCGCCGCACCCGCGCACGACATGCCGCTCGCAGGCGGCACCAAAGTAGGGGTTGAGATTCTTGACCTTCATGAGCTGTTCTCGTCGGAGATCGGGACCTCGACAGCGCCGTCCGTCCAAGCGACGACTGCGCCCGGCGGAACCAGCCACCACGCACCCGAGCAGGGGTGCTGGATCATCACCCCGAATTCGCCGCCTTCGGCGTAGACGACGCCGCCTGACTCGGGCCCGTACTCGACCCGTGGCTGCACGCCACCGATCGCGACGACGATCGCCGAGACCTGTGGTTCCTCTGGCGCTACCAAAGCGGTGACCTGTGGCGATGTCGGCGTGCACGCGACCACCAGCACTACCGTCAGCAGTGCCATCAGCGCAAGCAGCGAGAGAACAGAGAGTCGAGCCAGCCTCGTGTTCATGATTGAATCTCCAGTGAAGAGCTGCGAGTAGCGGGGCCTGGAGTCGAACCCGGTGCGGCCGGCGTATGAAGCCGGCGTGAGGGCCGCCTCTCCCCGCGATGGATCGATGAGCGCACGGAGCGCACGAATGCCTGTGTGGGCGGCGACTGGATGAGATCTGCCACCGGCTCTTCGCCGCTGAAGATCTCGTCGCGAGCAGGCTCGGGCAGTCGCGCCTTCGCCGCGTCGTTCGTCGCGACCAGGTCGCGACCGATCCGAATGAGCTGCAGGACCAGGAAGATCGCGACGACCGCGCCGAGGGCGAGCGAGCCGATCGCGATCCACCGCATCCAGGGCAGCACCGAGAGCACCCCGATCGCGAATCCGGTGGCCAGGAGGCCCGCGACGGCCAGCATGACGGCCTCGCGGCGCACGCCGGCGAGGAAGATCGCTCCGACCGCGCCAAGCACGAACATCGCGCCTCCGGCCACGGCGATCAGATTCCACCAGCGACGGGTGCCCGACTGCAGCTCGTCCTCGAGTGCGGCGATCCTCGCGGCCGCCGTCTCGCGCTCGGCCCTCGCGGCCGCGTTCGCGGCGGCCTGCTCGGCCTCGTGACGGCGCTCGGTCTCTGCGATCACGCGCAGCACCATCAGCGCCTGGGCCGGCATGCCCGCCTCGATCGCTCGCTCGGCTGCTTCGACACGCTCGAGCTGCACGGCGGCATGCACGGCAGAACCGGTCGAGAGCTGCTCGAGCGGAACGGACGGCGAAACAGCTGCGTGCGTGCCGCATCCGGCGATCGCGACGGCCAGCAGCAGGAGCGCCAGCACTTTCATGCTCGCGCTCCCGGGCAGAAGACATCGCGGAGGACGGTGATCGGCGCTGGGATTGCCCGCGGCTTCTGCCGACGGCGCAACGGATGGAACTCCGCAGCTTCGAACGGTCGTCGTCGCTTCTTCTGGTCTCGGTGCATTTCGCAAGTCACGGCAATCAGGGTGGCTGTGTGGTCCCACTGGGCGGTGAGCCGCCCCTCGGCCATCAGGTCGAGCTGGCGGAGAGTGAAGGAGCGAGGGTCGATTCCGACGATGCCGGCGAGCTGCCAGATGGAGTGCCAGGTGTCCCTGCGATCGCCTCGACCATCGCCTGATCGATCTGTCTGGCGAACTCCCCGCTCTCGAGCTGGGCCTCGATCATCGTCATGGCCATCTCCTTCGCGGCGTTCATCGTCTGCACCACTCGCGCGATCACCGCACGCTCGCGCGGGGTCGGGAAAAAAGCGATGAGCTCGTCGAGGAAGGCCTGCCTCGCCGCGCCGAGCGCGTCACCCGAGAGCGACGCGGCGAGCGAGACCGTCTCGGCCACGCCTTTCGCGTCCACCACCCGCGTGCAGTGCTTCAGGATCTCGGCGAGGCGGAGGTTGTCCGCGGCGATCGCCCGGAACGAGTCCTCGGTGAGGTTCGCCAAGTCGGCGCCCGTCTGGGCACGAATGGCGAGCATGACCTCGGCGTTGAGCTCGAGGGCCCAGGTGCGTCCGCGTGAGTCGGCGAAGACGTGCATCAGGACACCGTGTGCCAGGAGGGTGCGTTTGCCGCGTAGGTCGGCTTCGCCGACACACTGACAGAGAGCGCCTCTTCGAGCTCCTCGTTGCGCGTGAAGCTCGCGATGCTGCAGGTGGCACGGAGTCCCTGACTGCCGGTCGTTGCGACGAGCCCGTCCAGCACCAGGAACTCGATGGTGGTCTTATTGATGTAGGCGTCCTTGATCGCCGTGAAGTCAGCGTCGCCGGTGTCCCAGACCATTTCGAACTCGATCGAGGCATCATTGAGCGTCGGCACGGTCGCACGCCACCCGTTGTTCGCGCGGGTGGTGACATCCGCCTCGGCAGACTCGAGGTTCAGCGTCAAGTCCTTGACGTTGCCGACGAGGTCCCATGTTGGCGATCCGTAGGTGCCGGTGTTGCGATAGAGCTTGGCGTTGAGTCCGAGGACAAGAGCCATGGTGAATCTCCTGGGTCAGCTGCTGATTGACCCGGTGATGCGGTAAGTGATTGAGAGGATGCCGAGGTACTGGCGCTGCGTGTTCCAGCGTTCGATGTCGACGAGCGGCTCGAGCTTCAGGCTCTGGAAGCTGGCCTGACCAGAGCCGACAGTGAGCGTGCGGCCAAACAGCGCATCGCCGATCGCCTCGAGCAGCGCCGCCAGTGCGCCGATCGCCGTCTCGTCGGCGACCGCCTGGTGAAGCCCGACGAGGATCTCGCAGTCGTGGGCCGCCACCGACCGTGTCAGAGGCGTGGGCGCCTGCGAGCGAGGCACGACAAAACACGCGAGCGTGTCCATGTCGCTCCGCTCGAGCATCGGCATCCACGCGACCTGCGGGGTGACGGCCACCGGCAGCGTCGCGCCAGCGATCGCCGTCGCCACTGCCTGCGCAATCGCGTGTGCTCGTGCCGCCATCAGGCCTGCGCTTCCTTTCGGGCCGCGGCCCTCTGCTCGAGATGCCAGACTCGCTTCATGATTCCGTCCAGCTGCGTGGCGAGATGAGCCTGGTCGCGGGTCGAACCGACCTGCGTCTTCACGAGGTCACTCGAGATCGCCTTCAGCGCCTCGACATCCCGCGAGAGGTATGTCAGCTGCTGGTCTTTGCGGCCGAGCTGCAAGAGCAGCGTGACCACGCAGATCAGCGAGACGGCCAACTGGAGGTAGGTCGCGATCTCGGCTGACATCAGATCGGCTCCTCGGGCGGCGCCGGCGCGGGCCCCTGCGCCACCAGCTTGGTGTGGATGCGGTAGCTGGTCCGTGCAGCATCGGCCCAGCGCCATGCAGGCTCGGACTGCACCGGTGCCATCACCTCGTAGACGCACTCGCGTGAACCGATGGTCTCGACGATGCGATGCCCCCTCGCGGGCTCCGCCGGCATGTCGGCCGCTGCGATGATGAAGTCGCGCGACTCGTGCCGCTGGATCGCGCCGCCACCGTCCGTGACCTCGAACTCCGTGCGCGCGATCGACGCGAGCACCACAGTCGTGCTCGCGCCGATCGCGTAGACCACCTCGCGGGACATGTGGTCCCGTCGCTGGCCAGTTAGCCACTCCGCGCCTTGGGCGATGAGGTCGGGCATCGCCGTGAATCAGCTGGGGACGAGCGGGATCGTGACCCACTGCGTCGCGCTCGTCGCGACGAAGATCGCGGGAATCAGACCGCTTGCCAGGGAGATCGCTCCGTTGGCAGACAGGCCGTTGATCGCGCCGCCGGTGGCGGGGTAGACCTTGAGCACGCCGGCCGTGTTGCCCTTGACGTACACGATCATGCCTGCCACCGCAGTGGGCAGTCGCACGCCTTTCGTGCCATCGGCGCCGGTGACGACGTTCATGCCCTCGATCAGGGGCGCGGCATCACCCTGCGCCGAGCCCGCAGCAGCCACCGCTGCGACGGGAAGACGGTGCGTGCGCTCCGGTGCAGCCAGGGCGACACGCGCGTTGGCGTCGCCGGTCAACGCCGCGGCTACCGCGATGCCCGCGTAGATCGCAGCACCAGACGGCGACTTCGTCAGCGCGCCAGTGCCGGCAGTGAGACCGACGGGGTTGCCGACCGGATCCCAGTAGAGGCGGTCGCCGATCGCGATGACGCTCGCGTCCTTGCGCTCCTCGATGACGCCCTCGACCATCAGCGCCCCGAGCTTGTTCGCTGCAATGTCGCGTGCGGCGACACCAATGATCTCGCCGACGACCACCAGATCGCCAGCCGTGACGGCGCTGGCCGGCGTGTAGTCGATCGACTTGCCTTCCTGAATGAACTTCGCCATGAGTCTGTCCTTCCGGCCGTGCCGGCGTTGAGTGCTTGATGAGTGCTGGGCACGGTCCTCGTGACCGCGCCCAGCTCGCCCGGGGGCTCAGATGAATCAGGCCTCGCCCTTGATCTTGATCGCGCCGCGCGGGTCCTGCGCGTTGATGCCGAAGTCGATGTACGCGGCCCAGGCGACACCGAGCGTGTTCGCCGGAGTCGGAGTGCGCTCGATCGTCGGAGTCCGCTTGCCGTTGAGGAACACGACCCCGTAGGCGGCGCACTGCTTCGGATCAGCGAACAGGTACCAGGCCTTCGCGCTGTAGCCGGTGTAGTAGCTGTCCGACAGGTGCGGCGCGACGGAGAGCTGGTACTTGTTGCGGTGCGGGTTGTCGATCGGCGTCTTCGTCTTGCCGGACGAGCCCTCGGTGATGATCTGGGCGGAGCCGAGGATGACCTGTGCGTCAGTCTCGAGCTCGACCGGCATCAGAAGTCGCGTCGGCTTGATGTTGATCGGCCGCTTGTCCGCAGTCGCGGTGCCCGGGCCCGCCTTCATCTTCTGGAACGTGGCGCGGGCCAGGCTCAGTGAGTCGACACCGAACGCGGTCGCTGCACCGTCGAGGAAGTTGCCGTTGCCGGTGCCGAAGAACGAACCGGAGTTCGCGAGCAGCTTGGTGAAGAAGTCGTCGTCGATCGACGCCGCCGCATCCACACCCATCTGAGTGGGCAGCTGCAGGAAAGCGCCGATGTCGTCGTCGATCAGGTCCTGCCGCGTGAGCGTGATGAGCACGCCACGCGTCTCGGCCTGATTCGTGAAGGCCTGCTCGGAGAGCTTGCCGCTCTTGAGTTCCCCGTCGCGAGCGACCTTCTGCCACTGGCCTGCGCCGTGCAGTCGCACGCGCGACACCTGGCGGAAGTCCTTCACGGGCGAGACGTCACACACCTCGAGCGCCACCACGGGGTTGGCCTCGAAGGAGTCCAGCATCGATCGCTCCATCGTGCCCTGCAGGATCACGGGCACGCTGACCGTGGTGAACGCCGCCTGGACCAACGCAGAGCCGTCGCCGAACACGCCCGACACATGCTTGCCTTCCATCCGAGCGCACTGGGCGACGAGCTCACGCATTCCGATCTTGCCGAGGACGTTCGCGGAGTCGAGCGTCTTCTCGCCGTAGTCCTTGAGCAGTCGCTTCTCGCTCACGCCTGCGGTGAGACACGCGGCCGCCTCGAGCACCTTGGCAGTGACCGGGCCGTGCCCGGAACCGATGTTCGGCGCGACGATGCCGGCAGCAGGACGAGAGGCACGCAGGACCTCAAGTTCGGCTCGCTCGGTGGACCAGCCATCGAGGATCGCCTTCGCTTCGATCTCGGGGTGACCGGTGCAGATCGTGTGCAGGGCCGCGATCCGAGTCGCCTCGGCTGCTGCTCGTGCTCGCATGTCTGCGATGGGATCAGTGATGGGAGGAGTGGCGGTGGCGGTCGCGGGCGCGTCGCCACCAGTCGCGGCGACGGCGTCTCCAATCGTTTCGATAGGCATAGTGCCTCCTTCTGCGTTGCCGCCGTTGGCAGCAACACGTGCGGTTGTGTCGTCGTCGGCGCCGAGCGCCACGAAACTGACTTCCTTGAGATTCGAGGCGCGCACAATGTGCACCGGTCCCTCGAAGGTGCGGCCGTTCGCGGCCGCGGTCTGGCCCTTCTTCACGAACTCGGTGCGCGTCGCACGCGCGCCGACGCTCGCTTGCCACGGGAATCCGTGACGGCTGCTCTCGACGATCTCGGCGGCGACGCGACCGGCGCCGGAGACGACGCCGGCTACCCGGAGCTGGCCAGCTTCGACGCCGACGCTCTCGGTGTGGCCGACGATCAGCGATGGCGAGTGATCCTTGAGGATCGGACGCGCAGCGCCGCGAACGGCAAGGCCGGCCAGGTCGACCACGACGGGCGCGTCCCAGCCCATGAGGTCCATCGCCCCGCCGGTGTATGCGACCATTTCGAACCGGCGCAGCGGCTTGGATTCGCCGCCTTCACGCGCTTCGACATCAGACCACCGGTCGATCGGGGCGCTCATGCAGATCGAGCGTGCTTCACGCGGCATCGGTGTCCTCCTCGTCGTCGTCGCCTGGTCCGGTCCGCGTGAACGCGGGCTCGGGTTCGATGCCAAGCTCACGCATGCGCTTCTGCTTCCGCGCCAGCTCGATGAGCTGCTGGTCCTGGACCTCTTCCCAGTCGCGGCCTTCGGCCGCACATTCGATCGCGAGGTTCGTGGTTCCGTTCGCGAGCCGGATCTCCTGCGACTTCGCGTCCTTCACTGGATCAACATGCGGGTGCCCATCCCAGTACCACTGGTGCGGGATGTGCATGCGATCGCGCATCGACGCGGGCACGATGCCCAGGGTCTTCGCCGCCTCACGCAGCCACTCGTGGAGCACGCGATCGAGCACGCGGCACTCGAAGATGCTGCGCTCCACCGCGATCGCATTAAAGTAGGTCTGGTGGTCGAGCCGACCGCTCGCGTAGTTGTAGGTCGAGCTGTTGCCGGTGCCGACGTTGAACGGCATGTTCAAACACCGCAAGATCTCGTTCAGAAGGCGAGCCACGAAGTCGCCGTAGCTCGTCACCGGCTGCTCGGCCTTCGTCTGCTCCATGCGCCAGCCCGCGGGCATCGTCATGAGCATCCGGCTCTCGAGCTCGATGCCCTCGAACGCGTCCGCCTGGTCCGCACCATCGGCCGGCGCGTCCGTGTAGAGCACACCGGCCCAGTCGGCAGCGACCTCGGCGGCGGCCAGGACCGCGAGCGTGTAGCGGCGGAGCTGCTCGAAGAGCGGTAGCGCCGGCATGAGCTCGCTGATGCCGCGCGACTGACCGGGCCGATCGACCCGGAACAGGTGCATCATCGCCGAGGCGGGGATGCGCTTGGCGGTGTCCGCGCCGATGCTCGGGCCCGGATGCACCGAGAGCAGCTCGTACGCGACCGGATTGTTCCATTCGTCGTACTCGATGCCGTCGACGGCACGATCGTCAGCGAGTCCAGCCAGTGACTTGCGCCACGGGCTCGCGATCCGATCGGCCTCGACCAGCTGGACATCGAGCATCACCGGATGCGGGATGGCCTCGTTCGTCGTGAGCATCGCGAACGCCTCACCATCGACGGCCTTCGCCATCCGCATGGTGCGGAGCTTGCCGGCGAGATCGATCGCCTTCGCCCACTGCATGAACTCCGCCTCGAGCAGCTGGTTCGTCGCCGAGTTTTCTCCAATGAGCTGCAGCCGAGGGCCTCGCCCAATGCAGTCGTTCGCGAGGGTCGAGACGATGCCATTGCAGTACGAGTTGTTGGCTCGCTCGTAGCGAGCCAGGGCACGCATCTCGCGCCGCACCTCGGGGGTCAGCTCCGCGTTTGCGCTCTGGTACTCCAGCGCCGCTCGCTGTCGCCTGTTGTTGTCGGTGCGCGTTAGCGCGTCGAAACGCGCTCGAACCGCGCGATGGCGTGCACTGCGTGCGGACCCCGCCGCGCGGGCCTTCTTGCCGCCGAACAGGTTGGTCAGCGAGAACCCCATCAGGCGGTCCCCGGCGGAATGAGCTTGGTGAAACGCAAGCCGCGGTGCGACTTCTTCGCGGCGGCGACCGACTTCTCGTAGCGATCAGCCTCGATCAGGTCCTTGATCGGGCGCGACTCAACCGAGCCGGTCTCGTTCGACGCCTTCGCCGGCGTCGTCGCGGCAGTTCGGATCGCGTCCTGGATCGTGGTATCGGGAGTCAATGCGTGCTCTGAAGTCAGTGCCGACCGTCCGCTCGCGTCGCATGCGCCGGAGTTCTCGGCGCCACCATGTGTTCACCGCACGAGCCGCGTCCTGGCCATCGAGGTGCGCGACCCAGGCGACCTGCAGCGCCTCCCCGCGCTGTCCGGCCGGCACGAGCTGAAGCTCGAGCCGAAGCCGGGCAACGCAGTCGACAGGCGGCAGGCCATCCATCAGGTACCGACACGAGGAGCACCCCCCGAGGGGGACTTCCTGCCCAGAATCGCGCAGATTCATCACATCACCGCTACCGGTAGCGGTTCCCACCTTGTCGGCGCGCGCGATCACCGCGACTCCGTGGTGCCGAAGCGCCGTCCACAGTTGCGACACTCACGAATGCGCCGGATGTGCTTCCGGGCTTCAGTCGTGCGCACGACATGGTGATGGCGACAGCCGCATGCGGGGCACTCGATGCCGCGATCGACCTTGGACTCCGCCTGCGGCGAGGGCTTCACCGGCCAGCCCTCTTCTGGCGCTGCATCTCGGCGAAGCTGACGCGCTTGCGCTCGCGGCGCACCGCACCACCGACGCTCGGCAGCGCGCAGCCCTCCATGCTCGCGGCCATCGCGGCACCGACCAGGCAGTCCCACCAATGGTTGTCGAGGCCGGGGCGCCGCAACTCCCACTCGTCGCACTCGCGTCCCTTCGCCGCCACGCGGACGGGTCGTTCGGCCACGAGGTGATCGGCGAGCATCGCGTGCTGGTCGGACTTGCCGAAGAGCGTCAACGCGCCGGCATCGCCAACAGGCGTGATGATCCGCTTCGCAGCAAAGGTCTTCCACCAGTTCGCGTCCCAGAGGACATAGCGCACCTCACGGCGACCGCGGCCGGCAGGCACGCGCCAATGCATGCCCATCTGGTCGCCCTTCTGGCCCTTGACCTGGTTCCACATAGTGCGAGCCGCGCCGTAGTGCTTCGCGTGGCTCGGGATGACGAGCGCGCCGTGCGTCGTCTGCTTGCAGAACTGAAACACGGTCTCTGTGTGATCGCCGTCGTTGGCATCGATCGGACACTTCGCGATTCGCGCGAGCGTGCCGTCCTTGCGTCGGTACTCGCGGCCCGCCAGCTCTCCGACCAGCGCCTCGAGTCCGGCGTACAGCTGCCCCTCGAAGCCCGCCTTCGGGAACATCTGCGCCATCGTGCGCTTCGTGTCGCGGTGCACCCAGTAGTCGCGCTTCTGGTCCGGCCAGGCGCCGTAGTCGACGACGTAGCCGCCGAAGGTCTGCTCCCAGGCGACAACGAGCCAGTAAAGCGCCGTGTCCTGCACGTCGATGAACGCCGTGAGCGTGGTGCAGGAGTTCGGGACCTCGCCGCGCTTGCGGCCGTTGACTCTGGCCAGCACCTGGTCGGCGGTGAGCTGCTCCGACGACTCGGCCACCTCGGGCAGCGGGGCGTTCTGATACTCCGAGAAGAACACGACATCACCGCGGTCGATCCGCAGGTTCATCGCAAACTGGATGGCCGAGAGCTCGTCCGGGTCGAAGCGAGCCTCCCACGCCACCTTCGCGCCAGCATCCATCGCCTCGCGGTGCTGACGATAGAACTCAGTGGCCGGCTTTCCCTTGCCGCCGTTGCGCAGGTCGGCGCGACGCAGTTCGGCGTACTGCTCCCAGAGCTGCGTGTTGGTCGGGAACTCATAGACGAGCTGCATGCGCTCGCCAAGCCACTCGGGATGCTTGGTGCGATCGAGGATCCGATCAGCCATGTCGTCCGGTCTGATCACCGTGCACGGCATGATTCCGCTGATCTTCTTGCCCGGTCCGGCCAGGCCGAGGATGGCACCGGAGAGCACGCGCTCGCGATCGATGCACTGCGACGGGCTCTTCGCGCTCTCGTCCGTCTGCGGGTCGTCGATGATGACGAGATCGGGCCGGATCGAGCCGCCTCCCGGCAGCTTGTGCTTCATTCCGCGAACGCGACCCGTGATGCCTGCCGTCTTGATGATCGCCCCCGATGCGAGCGATCCTGGGACCGTCGGGAGCACGATCACCTTCGCACCCCAGTCGATATGCGTTCTCTGGCCCTCGCACAGCTGGCCGACCGTTCGCTGTGAGATCCCCTCGAGAGCGCAGATCGGATAGCAGATCTCGGGGAAGTCCTCCGCCAGTAGGTCGTTCGTCTCGAGTTCGCTCTTGATCGTCGTGAGCAGCTCCTCCGCGTGCGTCTCGCTCGAGCCGATGAGCGCGACGAACTTCCGCACCCCGAGCGGCAGTACCCACAGGCAGGCGATCTCGGCGAGGCTCGTCTTGCCGCTGCCGCGCGGCATCGCCATCGCGAAGAGCCCGCCATCGAGCACGGCAGTCTCGATCTTCGCGATCACCCTCAGGTGGTCGGGCGACCAGTCGAGGGAGAATGTGTGCTTGAAGTAGGTCTCGCAGAAGACGCGGAACGACCGCATCGAGTCCTCGCGTCGCTTCGGATTCGCCACCGGCGGGATCTCGCCGATGTCGCGCCCAGACCGGCTCTCGCTCCGACTCTGCTCCGCCATCGCATCGCGCTTGCGCTCGTACGAGTCGCGGTCATCGCCTGAGCGGGACGACCGCGCATGCCGCTCGTGAGCGAGCCATCCCGCGTACCGCAGCAGATTGATCCGCTGGCCGTCACCGATGCGATGGCCCGCGCGGTCCATGTGGAACCGCACACGCCGAGCATCAACGACCTCGCCCAGCGGCGTCGAGTTCAGCAGCCGAACCGCCTCAACCGGGCGGAGGTGCAGAGGGTCGACGCTCACGCCGCTGCTCCTGGAGCAGCCACGCGCAGTAGTGCAGCAGGTTGATCGTGCCGTCCTCGTTCGTCGGTGCGCCGGCGGCGATGTCGGCCTCGATCATCGCGAGCGTGATCGTTCCACGTGAAGCGTGGGAGAGCAGTTCGGAAAGGTCCCCCGGCGCAAGCGCGGACATGCTGCGCCGGGGGCTGTGGGGGCTGGTCACAAGGGGCTGTATAGCGCGCCAATGGCCGCAAGGTTCGAGGTGCTGCCGAAATTCTGGCGCGTGTGCCAATCACCCCTCGGACCTTGGCGACGATGCCGCATCGATCTTCGCAGTTCCGGCGGAACTCTCGCCCATCGCCTTGATGGGGCGGCGATGTCATGCCCTCATGCGACCAACGCGATCGAGATGCCCGAACGGCGAGGCGCGAACGCGAGCGACGAACGCAGGAGAACACGATGAGCATCACCAACGACGAGACCATGTTTGCCGCACAGCACGCCGTTCGCACCTTCGAGCATCTCGAGGAGGACGCGCACGAGCGCGTCGCGAAGGCGATCGAGTCGGCACGCCGCGACCTCGACGAGGCCCAGCGCCGACTCGACCGCGACGAGATGCCCAACACCTGCGG